AAAGCATCAATGATTTGATTTAGTTCATTGCTAACACGACCAGAACGAGTAAGTTCGGGGAATGTATCAACTTTTGACAGATTAAACATTTGTATCTCTTTTCTATTTGGTATGGGCTACTTGCCCCTGACAGATATGACTATAACACAGGATTTTCGGCAAGGAGCCAAAAAATTTAAAAATCTTATTTGTTTCAAAAAAAAGATTAATTCTTGATCTTATTTGTATTAGATACTTGAGGTTGTGCGCTATTGGCACTTTCACTCAATTCTTGCAAAGTTTTCTCAAGCTTTGCAATATACAATTTAGCAACATTTAACTCTAAATTATATGCAGAGACCTGCGAATTAAGCGCATTAATAAGTTCATTCATATCTATATTGGCATTTGTTTGATTACTCATATTGATTCTATCCATTTTTCGTTAGAGGCAAAATCTATGGCAGAGGAATTGTCCCCTGAAACGAATTCACCTAGATCTCTATTATACATCTTTACAGTGCCAGCGTCTGGCTGATCCTCATCGTAATCCCACATTTTATCGGGAGTTAATATTTCTATTTCAATTTCGGCATCATAAGACATATGTTGCATACAATTGAATGTAGCCCCGGCTAAAGCGTCTGCTAAGTCTTTTGAACCACTATTAGGGTGATCAATCTTATTGTTATTAAACAATCTTAATTTAAGCAATTCCTCTTCAACAAGAAGCTCATTCCAATAACCACGCAATCTAGTATCATAAATTGTTGTCATAAGAGTGTCATAGTCAGACTTCTTAACTGAATGGAAATCTGCATTAATATTCTGTGATCTTAATGATTGAATCATCTCAACAGATTGCCAGCGGTCGAACGTAACTAATCCTACATTAAATTTTCTACATAAATCAACAATCATTTGTCTAACAGAAGAGAAATTAATTTCTGCTCCAGATGATGCTTCCCAAGAATGAACTAAATCAACATTAACTACTGGTAAGTGTTCTGTACCAATAGACGTTTTGACTTCTTTAAACCCAGCTGAATGCACCATGCAAAGAGCAGCCCTGTCTCTTTTCAAACCTAAGTCAATATGAATAAATCTTGTATAGCCATCAGTACTATTAAACCAGGGCTTAAATGAGCCATCTTCTTCATCAATAGGGTCTTCACTATAGTTAAATGCTTTTCTTACTAAATCAGCATCTCTAAAATATGCGTCTTCCATATTGGGCGGTTCACATTCAAATCTCGCCCTTGCTTCAATTGGATTTCTAATAAATTCTGATTCCAAATCGCTACGCTTAATCGTTGGATTAACTTCCCATGTTGCAGCTTTAATAAACCAGGTTTTAGGTTCTTTAGTCTTTTCAGCACCAAAATACCTTTGTTGAATAAAGTCACCTTTATATCTAGGGAATGACAATAGAATAACTTTACCTACTTCTGGGAATCTAGACATAACAGATAACTTACTCATATTATAAATTGCTGATGCAGATCCTTTAGATCTAGTTTCTCCACGCAATTCAGCATCAGTTTTAAATGCTGAGATTTCGTCAAGGATTACACTTAATACTTCATAACCTTCCCAACCTTCACTTTCAGAGTGACCTGAGAAACACCTAACAGGTCGAGAAAAGAAAAAGATTTCAGAAACTCTTGGTTCAAATCCTACTTCATTAAAGAATGGTGATGATAACAATAAGTTCTTCAAAGGCTCGAAGAAAACTCTTTGAGCTTGTTGCGCGTTAACAGCTAGGTTAAGCAGGTCAATATAAACACCATTTGCTTTACCATAATAGCCAAGAGGATCTCTTAAACAATGAAGAATATATGCCGTATACGCAATAGAAATTCTTGCACAGTGGTCTTTACCTGACCCTTTACCTAACATGCAAATAACTTCATTATCTGTATACTTTGTATACCATTCTTCACCTTCTTTTTCGCCCATCAATTTTTGCAGCGTATGCTTCTTCAAAATTTGTGTAGAATGGCGTACAATTTCTAATTGAATAGGAGATAATGGTGGAAGACCAAGATATTTTTTATCTTGAACAAATACCTCAATTGATACTGGTTCCATGCTAAGTTCTTCTTGTCTTAGCAGTCTATCAAAATCTTTGAATTCTAAATTCATTCCTAGAAAATCTGACATAGTTTTTACACCTTTATGAGCGATAATACGGGATACAAATCGTAGCCTCGTTTTTTAACCTTTATGGAGAACAATTCCCGATACAAACTATAGGATTATTCAATTACTTCTGCATCCTCAATATCAGGAGCAACATAAGTTTCTGGATCTGACGCGGCAGCAACATCCCCATTCATTATCTCAAAAGCCAATGACAATTCACTCCTAACTTGCTCTGCAACATCTGGGTATTGTGAAATAACATCTCTTAAAATCTTTGATAAAATCTGATTAACACTTTCTGCCTTTTGCATCCGGGCAATGTAGTCACTATCAGTGGAATTTGTTCCAGTCATCAACTTATGCAAGTTAGCTTTTTTAACAGCAATATCAGCAGCCAACTTCAAAGCCTGGATTCTTACAGCAACCATCCCATGATCAGTTGCGATTGAAACAGTCTCCCATGCTTCTTTACTTAATTGATCAAACTCTTGTAGAGCTTTTATTGTATTAAACTGGATTTTTTCTAGAAAGTAAGGGTCAGAGTCGGCTCTTCTTTGTAGAACATTCTTGTATTGTTCAACATACTCTTTAGCCTTTGATGTACTAACACTAAGCAGTGAACCAATCTCATTATATGAATAGCCCTTGATATGTAAAACACCAGCATCTTCAATATCTTTTAGTTCCGCTACAATATCTTTATTGGCTTTTTCTATTTCAGACATCTTGTATCTTTAAAATCCTTTTTCTGTAGTCAGAGACCACAGATTCCCATGAATAATTATCTCTTAAGAAAATAGATGAATTCATAGTCTTGCTTAAAACTTCATCATAGTTATTAACTACATACATCATTTTATCACATAAATCATCAATTTTTGGGTCTGCCCATTCACCATTGCAATAAATACCAAATTGACCAGATGATGTCAGAGGGGCGCTCAATGGCACTGAAAGGTGTGCAAATTCAGTGCAGGCCGTTTCATTAGTACAAATGGTAGGAATACCACAAGCAATAGATTGAAAAGGAGACATCCCCCAACCTTCGCCCTTTGTTGGGTACACAAAGCAATCAACCGAGTTTATTAAATCAGCCAAATCTTCTTCACTTAAGTAATCTTCTATTACTTTAATTTGCTCATTCTTACCCAAAGCATTATCGCCATTAACAAAGTATCTAGCGTCAGGAGTTCCTCTACTTTTTAAAATTAACTTGTATCTATCATTATTTTTAAACAATTTTAAAAATGCATCTACAACAAGCTGGGTATTCTTCCTAGTAGACGGGCTACCAATGTGTAGGAACGTGAAGTCGTTATTCTTTTTCTTACGATTTGGATAAAAAATATTAGTATCAACGCCAAGATTAAAAGCAAACACTGGCACTACAACCCCGCTATTTATAAAACAGTTCTTAGCCCAGGCTGATGTTGTCCATATTTCATCACATTTATTCATTTCAACTACCCATTCAGGTGGCAGCATAGTTGTTTCCCAATAAGTGAAACCAACAACATAATCGCCATTATAACTATAATCACATGGCAAACAGTTGTTTATTAGAATTGAAGAGCGGTCAGGTTCTGGTATGAACTGTATACCAGAATTAATATTTACAGATATACTTTTAACATTATGATCAGAAACACAAATATCCTCAAGACCAACGACTTTTACGTCTTTTAGTCTTGAGGATATATTGTCAGATGCATACGTATAACCGTCAGCTAGATTGCTCGCTAATTTTCTCCAGTAAATCATCTTTATTTTCAACAACCTTATAAAGCTTAATAGAACCTAAATCAGAAATTAAAATATCTGACTCTTCTACTTTTTCAATCTCTATTGACATTATACCCCCTTTCCTGACTAATATTTTAATAAAAACTATTTTTCAATGGAAAATGCAATAGGTATTTTAGAATCTTTTGACTCTTTCTTCAAAACATCTAGAGGGTACCCATGATTTTTAGTGAATTCAACTCTATAGTTAAACCAGCCAATGATGCCATTCCAGAATTTATCATCGGTTGAGTCTCTTAATTCCATTAATTCTTCATCTGTGAGCAGGAAACTAAGGACACCTAAAGGCATATATACTGTCAGGTTATAATTCTGATCTTTATCAGAAGCATACTGCTTCAATAAACTCTGGTAGTCTTCAACAATTCTTTTCACTGCTGGACCACCATAATGATCAAGAGAACCATTTTCGTTTCTAATCCTTGGGCAATAGTCATCAACATTAGTTATTGTGCCAAACGATCTACAAACCAGTGGTCTAAACCCATAGATGGTACAACCACCTTTATAGAAAGCACAATGTCTTTTAGTTTCACCACCAGGCTTATAGGTCTCATCATGCATCGCATCTTTTAACGCGTCTATGACAGACATAATCCACTTATCTGCTTCATCTTCGCCAGAGTTTTCCATTTTTAAATAATATTCTTGACGAATATGAAAGGCAATACTGGCGCATTCCATCATTGGAATTGTTAAGCCAATCTTGCAGCAACCACCAGAGCCAAGACATTTGGATTCAGTAGCATTCTGCTTTGCTTCTAGAACCCTGATTTGATTATAGATCATATCTAGGTGAGCAAAAGTTGTAATGTCTTTAATACTTACATTTCTTCTCATTTAAATTTACCTTTCTTTTTCAAAGCATTAGCTTTCTGCATTTCTCTTCTCTTTCTTTCAACTAACTCTTGCATAGGAGATTTAGGTCGACGATTAGACGTACTTTTAAGATTACGACCCTTGCCTCTATACTTCAATAAATCATACTTTTTGACCCAGTTATATAAAGCTTGAGGACTTAACTCAACATTATAATTCTTTTGCAACAACTTACAAATATCTGTAAGATTCATACGCCTTTTAACGTACATTTCGTATAAAAATTCTTTATCTTTATAAGGTTCTAAAGCCATTAGATACTCCATACCATAAACCGATACCAATGGCATCAGTAATGTCACTATCTACAACAGTCGTATCAAAATCTGGGAATACGTTATTCAATATTGTTCTGACGCGCTGTTTTCTTTCATCAGATAATCTTTTTTGTATTCCTTTTTCACCGTACTTATCCTTCAAGTCTTTAGTGTCTTTCTTTGTAAGGTTTTTATAGCCGATACCTGACTTCCATTTTAAAGGATTAACGTCTTGAACTATCTTACAGTAGTCATCCAACTCACCCCATGTAAAACCAATTATATAAGACAAAATACGGCTTGCTTGAAAGTTTTGTATAAAAATAGATTGCTCAATAACTGCTACATCAGGCTTATACTTGTCACAAATCAAAGGCATTTCTTTTTTAATTTTAGAAAATTTGTTAGAAATCTCAGGGATAAGAGAGTAATCAATCTTACCGCAAGCAACTATTGTTATACCTTTCTTATTCATATCAAGAACAGCCCAGGCTAAAGAGTGAGAAGCTGGGTCTAAAGAGATAACACGACATGACTTCATTGTGGACAGCATTGAGGAAACAGTCATAACATCTCTTTCCTAATTTTTTGCTCATCCCAACCCCAAGAAACAAGTCGTGCAATATATCTTTCAGTTTTACACCTTTCGCATATTTTTTCTTTGTTATATCTTGACAAGATTGTTGAACAATCTTCAGTAATGCAAATTCTTTTCTTAGTTTTATTTGATTTATCAGTATAATACTTTTCAAGCAGCTTCCTATTAGTAACTACTTTTCTACACTCTGATGAACAATAAATGCCGTTGTAAGTCTTGGGGACAAAACTTACAAGGCATTCATCATTAGCACAAAAAATCTCTTTAAAAAGGTTCGTGCTCTTCTTTCTTGCTTCCATTCGTACCTGACCAGCATTGAGAATACAGATCGCATGAACCACAATTTTTAGATGTCATTTTGTATGGTTGATCAGGGATCGTATTCTCTGTGAAGTTTTTATAAAACTTCCTGTATTTCGTAAATAATTTGTCAATAAAAGCATCATCTCTATCAATCAAGATTGGTAGAATTTGTTGATTATTTTTATTTTCATAAATAACAAAAGCTTGTGGTAGATCTAGGCAGCGCATATAGATTTGTGCTTGCCTAACATGATCATCCTTTGGCTTCTTATAAATTCTCCTATATTCAAAACCTTCCATTGAGATTGACTTTATCTCAATAAGCTTTCGCCCGTAGAAGTCAATTATACCATCAGCAGTGCCTTCAATGGGCGGATCATCATAAGTTACTGGGATTTCCTCTCCAACAAGAATACCCATATGATTCAAGTAACTATAAATACGTTCGTGAACTTTATGCCCATTATCAAAGATACGATAAGTCTGAGGATTAAATGAAGTCTCAACTTCTACACCATTAAACAAATAATACCAATATCTTGCACATTGATTTGTATAACTAGGGTGAAATCCACCAACTTTCTTTGTTTTCATTTCATTTCTATCAAGAAATGATGCATCAATCTTTTCAATTAATTCATGCTCAAGATCA